CTTGGATGGCTTCGGCGTCTCCCTGAAGCTGAATCAAGCCAGAGGTAACGGCAGCTTGGGCCGCTTGGCAAAGGATTCGATTGCTGACCTGAATTGGGTTGTAGATCTTCTGCTTCAGGCCCCGAATCGTGTGGAAGGTTCCCTGTCCCACCCCGTAGGTAAAGATAACGAAGCACTGGTTGACGTTGTTGTACTTGCTGTAACGCTCATAGAGGAAGTCGGAACTATCCTTGGAGGCGATGAGTTGGGTGAACTTGCCGTCAAACTCGCGGTTGTAGCCGTAGATCAATTGAGCCCTGTGGTAGGCACTCTCTCCCTGATAGAGGTCGTTTTCCTTGATCTCACGCTCAAAGTCTTCCCAGTGGTGGGTGTAGTTCTTCCATTGGTCGGACTTGGTGGACGCCTTCCAGATGGCCTGCTTTACGCTATTGATATTCCATCCTAGCTTTTTGGCTATTTCGGGATTTCGGATGTAGTTGTAAAGCTCGCTAACGCTCATGTTGCGGGTGACCACAGCTACTTCAATGGCGTTGTCGGACACCTTGGTATCACGGGCTACCTTAAAATCTTTGAGTCCGCAAGGCTCCCAGAACACACTCCGCTCATCAGGCCACATGGCAATGCCAACCCCGTCTCCCACAAATTCCCGAGAGAGAAGCTGCATGTTGTAGGGGAAGTCGCTCCACTCCTTGAGCATCCAGTCAAACTCCTCAGAGATGACTTCGGAGTCTTCACTATACTCCCCCTCGTAAGAATCCAAGATGACGTTGGCCACACGGGGAACCCCGTTCTGAAGTTCGATGTAGGGAGCTAGAGCAGCCTCCATAATGGCACTGGCCTCACCGAAGTTGCTGTTGACCACATGGGTCAGTCCCTTGTTTTTTAGTTCTTCGGAATCGTAGGGGGCCTCGCCATTGACTAGGGCTTGCGCCTTAGACCGCAACCAAGAAGCTTCCTCGTCTTGCTCAATGTACTTGTCGCTTATGGCAACCAAGTTGTCGGAAGATTTAATACGCTTTTTGGGCGCACCCCCTTTTTCTGGTAGATTCTCTAGTTCTGCGTTGCCTTCGTTTGAGTACATATTTCGGGATTATTGTGGCAGGGTTACGATTACGTCGATTCTTTTAACCGGATTCTCGTAAACATCTATGATTTCTGTAGCGGCCATATTATCGAACAATCTCTTGATAAATCTTTGCATTGCCTTTAGCAAATCCAATCACATCTGACCCCACATAAAGCTCAATCTCGTAAACCCCGTCTCCAGCAGTAAGGTTGGATGTTTGTGTCGGGGTTGCATCGATATCAATGGTTCCGGCAACTCCACCCAGCGTGATTCCTCCGTTTTCTGTGGTGAGGTTAAGAAGGAATGCCGAATCTTCGGCACACTCCCTGACAACCATTCTCGCGGTATAGCTGGTAAGGTTTACGGCAACTGGCTTGCGTCCAGCACTACACAGGCTCAAATAACGAAACTTGGCTTCCCAAGTTTTGCCTTGGACAATCTCGATGTCCCTTTGCAGTTTCCAGATGTTGGTCATTATTGAAAGAGGGGAATATAAAAATTGTTAGTTCCGATTTTTACCTGTAACCAGCGAGAGCGATCACCAAAATTTGCCCCAGCGGCGGGATTATTGTTTGTATGATTTGTTGTAAAATCAACAAATCCCTCCACCACCATATTGGTTTTTGCAGTAATGGTAGAAGTGGCAGTCAAGGTGCCAGACGCTGTGACATTGGAAAAGCCAACAGAATTGCTTGCAAAAGAAACAATCACGTTAGTATAAGACGAATTATCAGTGGCAGTAATTGAATTGTTTCCGTAAATGGTTGTTGGAGAGCTAAAGGGATATTGTATCGTGACTGACCCGTTAACAGTTACATTTCGTGCATTTCTCGGACCACCAACAGTTTGGTCTTCACCAATCAAAATGTTAGCAGGGATGACAAGTCCGTTGGTGTTTGTGTATGCCAACACATTAAAGCCAGTGGGATTTGTGCTTCCGCTGGCGATTTCAGGTGCATAGCCTAAGAGTTGTGTTGCGGTTCCCGAATAGAGGGATGACTGAGGGTTGGTCAGAGCGAGCCAGCCAAGCCCCAAATTCGTCCTGCTTGCCGCCGCATTACTCGTTGCACTGGTTCCAGAAAAGAAGATGGGTTCGATGAATGATCGGTTGTGGTTGAACTGCCACACATTGTCGTAAAAAACAAACTCCACCGTCTGCTCAAATTGATTTAAGGTGACAAGGTTAGTTGCCGCTCCAGCCGTCCTTACCGCCGTAACACTGGATGTCGGACCTTGGTGGACAACTAGTGCGATATCTCCATTGAATGAGTTGGTGGTCGGGAGGGCTATTGTGTTGGTGACGTTTGTGGTAGAAATAGCAATACTGTGAATGTGGAGGTTTCGGGCTGCGACGATGTTGGTCGTTTGATTGGTTGTAGGTTGGGACTCAACGAACCTCGTCACAATCGGAGCCACTTGCCAGAAGTTAGTCGGACTTACTACCTCTCCGTTGGTATTGTATAGTACGGGGTTGGTTCCGCTGCCATAGAGAGAGGTGTTAAATCCCGCCGTATTGGTGTTGGTCAATGCAGACAAGCCTAAACCAAGGTTAGTGCGAGTGGTGGCGGCGTTGGTAGTGGTGTTGAATGAAATAGCCTTAGAAAACTCCATTGTATCTACGTTGAATCTGACAAAAGTCCCCCACAGAACATCTCCATCGTCCTCTAATTTGAGATCGGGACCAATTTCAACATTCTCAAAATTTACAAAGCTGGCATCAAGGTTGCCAAATGCCACACTATTTGTGGTGCCGAGTCCAAGATTGGTTCTGGCTCCCCCAGCCGTAGTGGCCCCGCTTCCACCATTAATGATGGCGATTGTTCCGGTGACATTAGAGGCCAAGCCAACAGTTCCTGTAATATTGGCTGCTGTGAGGTTTGTTAATGCGACACCATTGCTAGACGCAAGATTGGACAGGGCTAAAGAAGAGGGTTGAAATGCTGTTGCGGGATTTGTTGCTGCGGTTCCTAGACCAAGACCACTGCGAGCATTGGTAACATCCGCGCTCCAGAAGTTGGTCGGACTTTGTACCACCCCGCTTGTATTGACAATGACGCTGCGGGTTTGAGCCAGCCCAGAAACAACAAGGACAAGAAAAACAATGGTTGTTAGAATAGATTTCATCATTACATTCGTTGTTTCCAAACCTTGGTATTAGATCCGCTGTAGTCATTGGGGCGAACAATAAACGGCAGGTTTTCTGCATCTGTTCCGCTTACCAATTGATAGGTTGCTGGAGTGGCGAGGGTTGGCAGGAATACGCATATCCCGACTGGATAAACATCAGTTGCTGTATCCAAAGCTGCCAGCGAGTTCGATGCCCCAGTTGTAGAGGTGATGGTTGTGTCTACCCTGAATACATTAGAATTCGGGGTTGTTGCTGGAGTTGTGCCCACTCCAATAACTGTGGATGCTGGGGTTGGAATGCAAATTCTGCTCATTTTGTAACCTCTGGTACGATAATAACATTGCCCTGAAGTATGCGGCTAACCGTATACCCAGATGTCATTTCAAGATCATAAACCGCTTTTACCTCTTCGCAAACACTTAATTCTGCCGAGTTGGCCGCGCTGATGAAAAGATTGATGGCACCTGTAGTCATGTTTCCACCCGTTCCCAGCGAGATGCGAGAGTTGTCTGTAGACAATTCTATGATAACGGCTTTAGACTTATGAGAAGAACGGACTTGCAGTTTTGCGCTGTACCCCGTAAGATTAACGGGAGCAGGAGGATTACCAACTTCCCAGATTAGTGTCTGGCTAAAGGTGGCTCCTTGGAATATGCAAATGTCTGCCTCTGCAATGGGGATAACGGGAGATGACGCCATTTTGCCCGATATGATCTACCAATTACCTCTCAAGGTCAAGCGTTGTTTAAGTTCTTTGAAGCTCTCTTTGTTTTTGCGTTTCTTTTCTTCTATTGCCTCCGATCCCGCCATGGCACCGAAAACCTTACGGGCCACAAACAGTCCAACAGAGAAAGAGTCAAACAAGTCAGGGGACTTACCTATACGCTTCTTCATATCGGTCTTGCTCTCAATTATGATCTTACGAGTCCTTCTGACATACTTTCGCTGAGTCATTTCCCATGCCAAGTCCGGTGTTACTCCTTTGAGTTGCTCGCATTCCAAGAAGTAGCGGGAGACAAAGCACAACTCGCTAGACATGTTGTGGAACAATTCCTTGCCAACCTGCGGCTTTCCGGTGGCCTCGTTCCTCAAGGCGTACTGGGCACTGACCGGAAGGTCTGAGGCTGCTCCTGCAAAACTCACTGCATGCCAACCCCTTAGAAGCTCCCTCTCTCCGATTGACCAAAAGATGCCGCCTGCCGAAGCGTCCACCCCCATCCATTGGTTGGGTATTCCTAGTTTCATGGATAGATCATGGATCTGCTGGATCATCTCATACTGGAAGTCCTCTTGAGACCCCGCCCTCCGGTTGAGGACGTACTGCTTCTCTAGGGCTATGGCCCATTTGCCCGAGATTAGCTTGCCCCATTTCATGTGGGTAAAGACAAAGCGGTCTCCTCCCTCTGTGTAGCTGGGGTCAATTCCGGCAATATCTTTCGGGGTTCCATCCCAGATTGGTTTATCCAGAGCCCCGTGACGGGCTAGGAGGATGTCTGAAACAACTGTACAATCATCGGCGTCTGCTGGTGGCCAAAAGCCCCGAAACTTACGCCAGTACTGGGGATTGAGTTCTCCGAGTTCCTTTTTGGCTACCGCAACGTCATTGGGCTTGGGGAGGAATGGATAGCGAAGTCCCTTGCCCTTATCAAACGACTGTTGGTTGGGGTTGTCTTTTTCGGAATCGAAGCGCAGGGCCAGTCCCTCAATACCTGCTACTTTGATTTTCCAGTTCGGGGTTTCCTCGTCCACGCTCATCCACCCCTTGATGGGTTCGCAGAATTTCCCGTGGGGATCAAAGATGGAGGATGGGTTGCCAGCACCAACAACGTGAAGCTCTTGCGCTCCCTTAAATCCCCAAAGAGCCTCGTTAATCACGGAAGACGAGCAGTCTTGTAACTCATCTATAATCAACACAATACGACGATTCTTCTTGCCCTGAAGGCGTTTCTGAGCGTCATCCTTGTACTCATCGCCAGCCGCAAGCAGCATAATGGAAGAAGCGTCACTAACGCCAATATTGGGATCGATGGCCTTACCCTCCTCATCTGAAAGCTTGATAATATCCATGGACTCAATGAGCCTTCCAGCCGCCACTCCAACAGCATGAGCCTCACGATACATCTTTACCAGTGCAGCCCAAATTCGCTGCTTTGCGTCGATCTTGCTGGTCGAAACTACAATAACCATCGTGTTGAGCGGATCGACAAACCAGTTAACCAGTGCTAATGCGGCCATATCGTAAGACTTACCGGAGTCTGTGCCTCCAGCTAAACCAGTAACACTTCGGACAAACCTGTTGCCCGTCTGAGTGTCCTCTTCAATGTTGACCTTGCAGAATGCCTGTGCCCGTAACTCAGCCCACTTGTGCCATGAATAGGTTGGCCAAATGGTGGAAACTATATTCCGGTAGTGGGTCGCCTTGCCAAGTCCACCCTCTTCTTGGGTTAAGCCCAAAAGAAAGGCGTCCATTTCAATGCGGAGAGGTGTAACAACGGCCCCATTACGAGGGGTCCATAGCCTTCCATATTTTTCTATCGCGCCGTCAGGTATTGCCATTTACGATATTTCACTCTACATTATAACCCATGGCAGCGCAACGAGATTGGTCAACTCCAGAAAATAGAATTAAAAAACAAAACGCCTTTAGGCTCTATGCCGCTGGACGAAAGATGGCAGATGTGATGGCGGCATTGGGTGTAACGTCTCCCCCTGTGGTTAAGAGGTTTATCCACAGCGAGAAGTGGGACAAGCACAAAGAGCTTTGGAACGCCGCCCCAAATGAAGAGCTTCACTATCCTTGGGAGGTTGAACATGTCACTACGCTATCGCTTCCCCCTGAAAAGATGGAAACGATGGAGAAGAATAAACGCCTTCAGTGTATCAAGGCATTTGCCATGTACTGCTCTGGGAGGTCAGTTAGCGATGTTGCTTTGGAAGTCGGGGTTAGCCACTCAACTATTGACCTTTGGAAGGATGCCCAGCGTTGGGATGCCTGTCGGGCAAGGTTGGTCAATGAATCGGCCCCTGCCCCTTGGGAGGACAGCGGGGTTCCCACACTAATCTCGGATATCACGGCATCGCTTGAGGCCATGAAGAAGTCGATCAAGTTCCTTACTGGCAAGGTGCTGATCAAGGCCGCAGACGCAGCCCAAGATCTTGACGGCATGGAGGCTCTCGGCATGATGAGGAATATCAAGCAATTGGCAGAAGCCGCCTCAATCAACTTCTCAGATGGGAGCAACCAACAAAACGCTATTCAGATCAACATTGCCTCCAAACTGGAATCCATTAAAATTCCGAACAACACAACCTTTGAAGCGGAGCTAGTAGTCAATGAGTGAGGAACCTAAATTTTGTTACTCACGAAAAACAGACGGCCCTTGGGGCGGATGGTGGGTGACTTGGGAGAACCAACGGGTTGATGGCGGTGATTGGGCTGATATGGTTGATAACTGCAACAAATTGACAGTTAGCCTTGGAAAAGTTCCTCCGCCTGATCTTTCACGGCAAATCGAACACGCCCTTTGTTCAAGGATGGCGGGTAACCCCAATTGTGTCCCTTGCTCCAAAGCAAAACAAACCCTTGGATTCGGGGCTATTGTTCGTTGGGTCAGGGCGATGTATCAGTTTGCCAAGGACAACAAGTTTGAACTAGTGCCCCAAGAGGAAGCGGAGCGCAGGGCGGAGATCTGCGCGAAATGCCCTATGCAAATTCCCACCTCCGGTTGCTGGGGATGCAAGGGTATTGCGGGGCTTCTCCCCCAAATTGCTGGCGCGAAAACCACCAGCTTTGATCTTCAACTGAGTGCCTGTGGAGTTTGCGGGTGCTACAATGCCGTGAGTGTCCATCTTCCTTTGAGTGTGCAACAGGACGCTAGTCTTGATTTCCCCAGCCATTGTTGGAAGCAATCTCAAATCGGGTAACGGCCTTGTTAAAACTCATTGGGGCAATACCCGTGGGACCCTCGCGGTGCTTGGCCACGATAAATTCCACGGTTGGGATTTGGGTATGGCTCTTAGCATCCTCTTCGTCGCAGTGGAGAATCATCACCATGTCGGCGTCCTGCTCAATGGCTCCAGATCCCTTGAGGTCTGAAAGGCTTGGCCTTCCCCCTCTTTTTTCGGGATCGCGGTTGAGTTGAGCGAGAACCAAAACTGGCACCTTCAGAGTCTTGGCTAGTTCCTTGATACCACCACTGATCTCCTCGACCTCGTTGACTCGGTTGTCTTTGGCCCTCTTGCTATCTCCCTTGAGAAGCTGGAGGTAGTCAATGATGATCAAGTCAATCGGCTCTTTCTGGTGGGCTCTACGGGCAATGGACTTGATGTATCCCATAGACTTACCAGAAGTGTCATCGCACAAAATGTTGGAATCCCGAACCTCCTCGTAAGCCTTGCCTAGTGATTGTTTCTGATACGGAGTAATAGACTGAGCAAGGATATCGGCAGCGCGGACTCTGGCTCGGCTGCGAATCATTCTCTCCATTAGGGCAACGCTGGTCATCTCAAGTGAGAACATCAGCACCCTTTTCTTCAGGTCCAAGGCAACATGTTCGGCAATCTGCATGGCAGCACTTGTCTTGCCAACTGCTGGTCTTGCGGCGAGAACCACCATGTCTCCACCACGCATCCCGAACATAAGAAGATCATCCACCGGAACCAGACCTGTGCGGATGCCGATCTTGGGCTCCCCCCTCATGGTGGACTCAATATTGTCCAAGGCCCTCTCCACAACTCCCTTGATCGATAGCTGGTCCGTATTGTCTATCATGTAATCCGCCTTCATTACGCTGGTCTCTGACCAGTTCTTGAGTTCCTCAAGCTTTAGATCCCGATCCCGCGCCTTGCATATCATGTCGGATGCCAAGTATTCCAAACTCCTACGGTAGCGAGCCTCTTCCAGTTTAGGATAGTAACGCTTCCAGTTGTGGGCGTTGGGACAAAAGGAGGCAATCTCTGTCAGTACATGGTCGCCGCCAATTTCTTCTAGCTGCTTGTTGCCCTCAAGCTCGTTCTTGATGTTGATGTAGTCCGCATGGATGCCGCGACCAATAGTCCTTAAAACAGAGTTGAAGATGATCTTGTGTTCATGGACAAAGAAGTGGTCTTCCCTGATTGTTGAAATGATTTCCTTTTGGTCTTCTACCGCACCGTGGAAGAGACAGGATAGGATGGCGGTTTCTGCTGACTGTTCGTAGATTACTTGTTCTGCTTGCATTGTGGTTTCTTTTTCTTTCGGGATTTCTTTGGCTTGCCCAAGGTTTTACCTAGTGATCTCAG